GCCCCCAGAACAACCAGCACCTGAAGCTCCAGCAGCACCTGGAGCAACTCCTGAGGGAGGTGAAGTTACACCAGAATCCAAAACTAAAGAATTAAATATTTTAGTTGAAAATAACTTTATTGAAGGTCCAACAAACATAGATTTATCACATGGACAAAATTCTTTGGGTGAAATTACAAAGGAGTTAAACAAGTTACTAAATTCATAATATTTATTTGTAAATCCACAGTAATGACATTCGGACAGATAAAAACCGCCATAGAAAACCATCTTATTGAATCTTATAAAAATGAAAAAGATTTTAAGAAAAGTATCAATGAATTCAGGTCTAACATATTGAATAATAAATCAATATCTAAACTTTACTCTATTTACGACCAATTGTCTACAAATCAAGGTCTGAATGAAAGCGACGCTAAAGATTTTTTAGAAGAGGGTTTGTCTGTAATCAATAGAATCTTACCTACAATAAAATTACCCAAACTTGCTAAGGAAAATACAAATAACAATTATAAAAACATAGACACTTTAGTTTATACGAATAATTTAAATTTGTCTGAACGTGTAAATGCGAAAAAAGAAATTATCCAAATTCTAAAATCGAAAAAAGAAAATTTAAAAGAGTCTATAAAGATACCTGTGTCTAGTATGGTCAAAATTGCGAATCAGACATTAGAAAATTACATCACAAACATGGATGAGGATTCTAAAAAAATTTTCATGAACGTCGTGAAAACAGATAGTAAAAACTTGATAGAAGATTATCAAAATTTGAAAGACTCCACAATAAATAAATTGAAAACAATTCTCACAAATGAATCTGAGGAAGAATTAAAATTCAAAATTGAAGAAACTATAGAAAAAATTCAAACTCAGGACTTTAATCAGATGAACTATGTGAAATTGATGAGTTTGGAAAAAAATTTATAAATTATTTTTTTTTCTCTGAGTGTATTTTGCTTTCAGTAATGCTTTTCTTTTAGTAACGGACTTTTTCTCAAATTCTTTCTTTTCAAGTAATTTTTGATTCTGTTTTGTCTTTATTACCTTGGATTTCAAAACTTTCAAAGCTTTCTCTAAATTTTCCGATTTGGTTATTTCAATAATCAACATATTTTATATATATTGTGTTTTTGACAATAAATAACTTTATGGTTACTTTTGTATCAAAATAAACTATGAAATATGAAAATGAATGAAAAAAGGAAAAAGTGTAAAATTAAATTTATTTACACCAATTAAATCGGTATACGGAACAGTAGATTCAAAAAATTTGAAATCAATTTACATAAATATTCAATCTTGGGTTTGTCCCAAAATTGAATATGATAATTGGAACAGAGTTGTTTGTAATTTAAACCGTGAAATAAAACATTCTGTATACAATTCAATATCACAAGAAATTTTTTTAGAAAAAAATATTGTTGATTTAGATTTGAGAACCAGTGGTATAAACAAAGGAAAAAAATCTTTTTTTAATTTAGAAGTAAATTTATTCGTTACACAGGACTACGAATTCAAGTCACCAATTTTAAAAGAAGGTATCAAAAAAATTGTAAAAAATATTTACACAAATAATATTTCCAACAACAAATATTTTGATTTTTCGAAATCAAAAAATTAAACAATACTAGCAATATATTTATCTTTTAAAAGGAAGAATGAAACAACTCAGAATTTTAGAAGCACATGAAACGGGGCACGGCATTTTGATTGAGATGGATGCTGGTTATGTTTCGCCGCGAGATGAACATAATGCTAATATGTTAAAAGAAGCAAAAAATTTAGATTATAGAAATCCTTTTGAATTTTATGCTGTACTTCAGAAATACGATACTCCGAATAGAAACGGAAGATTTTATCCTGAAAAAATATTGAAAAGAGAAGCCGACAGATATAGAAAAATAATTGAGAAAGGTTTATCTACTTCTGAATTGAATCATCCTGAATCTTCACTTATAGATTTAGATAGGGTTTCACATTTAATTACTGATGTTTGGTGGGATAAAAATATTTTGATGGGAAAATTAAAATTATTAACTACTCCAGGTTTTCATGAAAGAGGGATTGTTTCAAGTAAAGGTGATGTTGCGGCAAATTTAATGAGACAGGGTGTGACTATGGGGGTATCGTCGAGAGGGGTTGGTTCTCTAAAGAAAGTAGGAGAAAGAAATGAAGTTCAAGATGATTTTGAATTGATTTGTTTTGATTTGGTATCTTCTCCCTCTACACCAGGTGCTTACTTGTTCTCCGATGTAAATGACAGACATAAGTATGAAGAAAACCTCGAAGAAGAAAAAAAGGTAAAATCAGACCCTACCACAAACAAATCGCTTGATTTGATGAAAAAATTATCCGATTATTTAGGAAAATAATTTAACCATGGATGAAAAGTATTTTGTAGCAAAAATTCAATATGAATTGCCTGATGAAGCAACAGGAAAAATTAAAAAAATCAGAGAAGAAAAATTAGTAAAAGGTTTTTCAGTTACTGATGTTGAGGCCAAGGTAACCAAAAGATATCAATCTTTTTCGTATGATTGGCGGATAACCTCTGTTTCAGAAAGTAAAATTGATGAAGTTATAGAAAAATAAAAGTGGTCAAACGACCACTTTTTTTTTTGGTGATATTTATTGGTTATGGTAAAAAGAATTGTTGCATCAGGTAATATTGAAGGTACTGATTATGATTATTTATATAACACAAACAACTTTTCTTACTTTTTGCAATATTTGGACACTTACAGACCGTATGAGTTGAATTTTGCTGGATTATCAGAATTTCAAGATACTGGTGTTGAAACAAATGTTGTTTTTGACGTGGTTTTTAAAAACATAGAAGGTGTTAGTGTAAACGCAGTTGTCTTGGGTTCGGATTATAAAGATGTATTTAATTACGTGTCACAAAATTTGGGTAAAGTAATAAAAATAAGTAAATCAAATTTACAACTTACAAATATATAAGTCATGTTTCAATTAGCGGAAGGTCCTATAGGAGGTATTGAAGGTGGTGGAGGCAAGGGGTCCACAGGTTATTGGAATGTAATTTTAGAAAATGGAAACACCAACGTTTGGACAAATACTAACTCCGAGTTCGATTCAATTAAACAAATTACCCAAATTGAAAGTTATTATAAAGAAAATGGTATTACAATCAGACAAATGAAATTTGTTGATGGTGAGTACACAATTTGGGAAACTCCAAGAGATGCGAAATTTTATAGAGCAAAAATAAATTCTAATGACCCAAAAATAAAAAATAATTTACTAATAGCAGCAGAGAATTATGATGCGGCAATAACGGCAGCCCAAACCTTTGGAATTACAAAGTCTATTTCTGATAGGGAATTAATTTTTATGGGTTCAATAAGATAATTTTTATGGCAATTTATTTAGTTACAAAATTGGAAAATGGAAAAAGGAATACATTTGTTTGTGAAACAAATAATCTCTCTCCAACCAATTCTATTCCTGGAGAATATTTACAAATAAGTTATCAAAATGTTGATAGTCTTATAAATATGAATACAGAACTTCCAGTTTATATGACAATTTATTTTGATAGTTTCGGAACTAAAAAAACCTCATACATCTGCGGAAACTCATTCGATAGTGTATTTGATTTTCTTAGACGTAATTATGACGCCTCAGATTTTCAAGTCATAACTAAAACAAATTACAGTTGGTACGAAATTAGATAATATTATGGGTAATTATTTAGTAAATTGGACAAATGGAAGTTCTCAAGAGAATTTTTTAGTTATGGCCAATTCTTTTTCTTCTGCGGCAGACATCGTTTGGGTGAAAAAATCTTTCGAGGGTTCTATACAGTCTCTATATGCAACAAATCTGTCCATAGATAAAGAAATGGGTCGGAATGTTTATTATGTTGTTATGGGTGATGGTAGTAAATTTTTTATAACTTCAGAGACATGGTTAGATGCGAAGGGTTGGGTATATGAAACCTTGGGTTCAGATGTTGATACAATAATGTCTTTGGATAGGGTATATGTGTATTAAATTTTTTTTATTACTTGAAAATCAACTTTTTTGGTTTTAGGTAATATTTATAAGATAAAAATTAGATAATTTCTCATGCAAGAAAATAAAAATTTAGTAGAAGAGGCGCTCATTCAAATGAAAAACGTTGAAGAGGCTATCGCCGAGAATGCAAAAGGAATACTTGCTTCAACTATGAAGGAAGAAATCAACCAATTAGTAAAAGAATCTCTTTCTGAACAAGACGAGATTGAAGACGACGAAGTTGACATGTCTGATGAAGTGGAAGACACTGAAATGGACATGGATACTGATAAAATGGATGATTTTTCGGATGAAATTGAAATTGATTTCGAAAACGAACCCGAAACTCAAGATTTAACCGGTTTACCCAACGACGAACTTTTCAAAATCTTCAAACGTATGAATCCTGAGGATTCAATCACAGTTGTAAAAGATGGTAACAATTTACACATCACTGACGATGATTCTGATGTTGAATATTTAGTCAACATGGGTGAGTCTAAAAACAAAAGACAAACTATGAAAGAAGAAATGGAGGAAGCAACAATCGATGACATTATGGCTACTTTATTTGATGAACCAGAAACTGAAATGGAAGTAGATGTAGATTCAATGGATGATGATACTGAAACTGAAATGAATGTTGATGTCGATACCGACGATATGGAATCAGAAGACGAAGTAATGTATGAAATCGAACTAGGAGAAGATGACGATGAGGCTGATGATGAAGCTGATGATGAAGCTGATGATGAAGCTGATGAAATGGCTGAATCGGATGACTTAGAAGAATCGGATGACTTAGAAGAATCGGATGACTTAGAAGAATCTGATGACTTAGATGAGTCTGATGACTTAGAAGAATCTGATGACTTAGAAGAATCTGATGATTTGGAAGAATCAGATGACTTAGACGAGGGTAATTGGGAAGAATCTATAGAGGAGTCTTACAATCACAAGAAAGCGATAAAACCTAAAGGTGTTGGAATTGGCAAAGGTCCGAAATTCTCATATAAAACCACTACTAAAGGTGGTTTCAGTGAGGACAAAAAAGAAGGTCCTAAAACTATGGGAACTGGAAAGGCTAAATTCGAATACAAGAAAGGTGCTAATATGGAAGGTAAATCCAAAAAAGTTGAAACCAAAGAAGGTCGTCAGGGATATAAGGATAAAGAGGATGAAAAGTTGGGTATGAAGCATGGCAAAACTGCAATGAAACATCTCAAAGGTTCACACTCAAAAAAAGAAAAATCCCGCAGGGACGATGCAGGTTTTGAGAAGAGAGAAACTAAAGAAGCGGCTAGAACATACGGTATGGGTTCCAAAGAAGGTAGAGGCCTCAGAAAGGGCATTACCAACAACAGAAACTTCGTATATAGTGATAGCGGTGTAAAGGTAGAATCTCTTGAAGCAGAAGTTAGTATGTTGAGAGAAAAAAATGATGAGTATAGAAAAGCATTAAATGTTTTCAGAGAAAAATTGAATGAAGTTGCAATTTTCAATTCAAACTTAGCATATGCTACTAGACTTTTCACAGAACATTCAACAACTAAAAAAGAAAAAATAAACATTCTCAGAAGATTTGATGGGGTTGAAACTTTGAAAGAATCAAAAAATCTTTACAAAGCAATCAAGGACGAATTATCTACTGAGGAAACAAAACCAATAACTGAAGCTGTAGAAACAAAATTAAATAAAACAGTTTCTTCGGGTTCAGCAGTGAATCTTATTGAATCAAAAACTTATGAAAATCCTCAATTTTTGAGAATGAAAGATTTGATGAGTAAGATAAACTAAAAATAAATTAAAACAAAAATAATACTACAATGGGAGCATTATTAGAATCAGGTCTTGTTGGTAATATCGGTCTAAAACACCTTAAAGTTATCAAAGAAGACACAATCGGAAAATGGGACAAATTAGGATTCTTAGAGGGTCTTAAAGGTCACATGAGAGAAAACATCGCTCAGCTTTATGAAAACCAAGCTAGCTATTTAATAAACGAAGCTTCAACTACATCTGATACAGGTGCATTTGAAACTGTGGTTTTCCCTATCGTTAGAAGAGTATTCTCTAAATTGTTAGCTAACGATATCGTATCAGTACAGGCAATGAACTTACCTATTGGTAAATTGTTCTACTTTGTACCTAACATCCAGAACTATACAGATACTCCAACACTTGCTGGTGCTTCTGAGCACTACGCACCTTATGGAGCACCTAATGGTCCTGCAACACCTAACGAAGGGTATAATTACAACAATGGTAGAGACCTTTATGATAGATTTTATGAAGGTAATGAACCAGCGTTAGACCCACCAGGTTTGTTCGATTATTCGAAAGGTTCGTTTTCAACGATTACATCTGCTGTAACTTCAGTTGTAACTGCACAGTGGAATAACACAACGTTGAATCTTGAACCTGCTGCTTATGCTACTGATAACTACAGAAAAGTATTAGTAATCATGAGTGGTTTTGCAAATGTTGCAGCTGGTAAATTGATTGGACCAGACGGTAACCCAATCGATACAGAATCATTCTTGTCTGATTTAACAATTTATGGTGTTTCGGCAAACCCAACCACTGCAGGTGGTGGTCCTTACTTATTCAGAGTTGTTACTCAAAGATATGGTAAAGGTATAGTTCAGTATGGTGATAATAACGACACATTAGTGTGGCCTAATTCACTTACGGATGGTGGTCAATATGACAACATTTGTGATGTGAATGGTGACATTTATTTGGAAATCGACCTTCAAGTACCTGTATGTATTACATGTGGTAACTCAATGGACGGTTACACAGGGTCTACATTTTCTTCTACAACTGCGAACAACGCAGCTTTCTCAGCTACTTACAGATTGTATAAGAACTTGGAATTCGAAGATAAAATTGGTGAAGTTTCATTTGACCTTATGTCTGTAACAGTTTCAGTTACTGAAAGAAAGTTGAGAGCACAATGGTCACCTGAAATGGCACAAGACGTTGCGGCATTCCACAATATTGATGCTGAAGCTGAATTGACAGCTTTATTGTCTGAGCAAGTTGCTGCTGAAATCGATAGAGAAATCTTGAGAGACCTTAGAAAAGGTGCGGCATGGAACTTGAGATGGGACTACAACGGATGGAAGAGATTAGGTAATGGTACTGGTGCTGTTTCATACACTCAAAAAGACTGGAATCAAACTTTGATTACTGCAATCAACCAATTGTCAGCACAAATCCACAAATCAACTTTGAGAGGTGGTGCTAACTGGATTGTTGTGTCTTCTGAAGTTTCAGCAATTTTTGATGATTTGGAATATTTCCACGTATCAAACGCGGCACCTGAGCAAGACCAATACAACATGGGTATTGAAAGAGTAGGTACTTTAGCTGGTAGATACCAAGTTTATAGAGACCCTTACTTCCCACCAAACCAAGTATTGATTGGTCACAAAGGAACATCGCTTCTTGACACTGGTTACATTTACGCACCATATGTACCTTTACAACTTACTCCAACAATGTATAACCCATTCAACTTCACACCTATCAAGGGTATCATGACTAGATACGCTAAGAAAATGGTTAATAACCGTTTCTATGGTAGAATCACAGTTGATGGAGTTAGAACATTCGATTTGAAAGAGTTGAGATAATATGGTCTAACCGAAAATATAAAAGGGTCCTCCGGGACCCTTTTTTTATTTTTTAGATATGTCAGAGTTCAAAACCGATAGTGATTTGGAAATAAGTTCGGTTTCAATCATTGTAAATGCTCCTTTATCATACGCATACTCTAGTGATTTAGTAATAAAAATGATTGATTGTTCTAGTGTTAAATCGTTTATTAAATTTCTTAAATCTACAGGAGAATTATATCCAATAGATTGAAACAGGTATCCGATTGGTTGATTGTTAGCTTCCATATTAAAATTATGAGATATTTATAAATAATAATTGATTTCAATGAGAAAA